TTCCACCCTGCGGTTCTGGATTAGCGAGTCCCTGAGCAACGCCAATTGCTTGAATGAATGTAGACGACTGGACATAATTAGCTGGGTTTTTGTAGAAGTCTTCGTCTTCGTCAAGTGATGGCAATGGGTCCATGTCATATTCGGCTCTGATCTCATTAATATTTTTAATTGTCTCGACTTCTTTTTTCGCCTGGTCCAGTTCTTCGTCTTCTTTTCTTGACGCTGGAAATTCAAACTCAAAGTCTTCATCGATACGCCAAATAATATAATCGTTCATGAGTGTCGAAATAAATCTGAGTAATGGGATTAATCCTTTGTCTCTTGAGATGTCAATTCGCTCTTGAACGTCGCCAGAATTACCAAGCCCTTGTCCCTGCGTACCCATGCTCTGCTTTGAAATATCGAAACCAATCTCGACTGGATCGATCTGATACACCGAACAAATAACCTTGATAAGATACTCAACATATTTTCCCCACTCCATGTCGCGGTTGGTCTGATGCAAGTCGGTCCAATTCATCTTGCCATCTTTACCAAGCGCCATGATTGGAGTCTTCCAAGCATTGGTCACGCCCGACACTTGCTGATGCCACTGTCTTCTAAACGCCTCAAGCTGATCCGGTGGTACTGTGCCTTCGAAGGTGAGTATCCCCTTGATCGCTGATCCCTGGCTGAAAAACCTGCGGTTGTATGTATCTGCATTGAGATGTGCAGTCAACGTACTTATTAACATCTCGATTTCACTGAATCCATAGCCCTGGCTGAGTAGATCTGTTCGCGGATTTCTCACACCGAATGCCATCTGCCACTCATCAAATGTCGCCCTAACGATGCCATGGACAACCTGCGCGTATCTGGGATGATTGGCTGGTACTGAGTTAGGTGTCATCACTGTCGGTGCAAGAAAGCCCTGGTCTGCATTTTGTTGGTTGGTTCGTGCTGTCTGATTATCGTAGCCTGCGAATAAATTCTCACGCTCTTTACGATCTGGTATGAGTCGTATGGTCGCTGCATCCACCGCCATGAATTGGCCTGGTAGCTCATTCCGTCGCGGTACAATCTCAAAGTTAACCTGATCATAGGTCAAACTGTCACGCACGATCTTTCTAAGAAAGGTTTCAAAGTTATCACGTCGCTTGACATCTGGAGTGTAATCGAATGTCTCAGGAAAACCACAATTGACTATGAATGTCTCAAACTCTTTTATTTTCTTCTTAGCGGCTGCACTCGGCTTCTTATCTGCATCACGCATACGGATCTTAAATCCGTTCTGGAATTTATTTCGCTGTGGCATTGACTGGGATGCCACGTGATTCTGCCTGGTGGCAATGACCGATGCTAACACTGGGCTTGCGTAGCTGACCTGTCTGGCTCTCGTATAATCTAAATAGCTGTACTTCTCTTTATACCCATAGTTCATGGTGTTGTATGACCATGGGTCTGAAAGCGATGCTTTCATTTCGTTCTCGCGGTTGCCACCTGGAGTCAACAATCCGGCTTTAATTAACTCATGGCGAACGGGTAATATCTCGTCACGCACGAAACCAATGGTGTCTGCTAGTAAGTTTCCGACTAATCCCATTTAATTCTCCAACGGTTTCATTACTGCGTCCTGTTGCTCTTTAGTGTCCGCACTCCCCATAATTCTCCCAGCATGGTTCGCATAAATACTCATGACAAACCCAACAATACTCACTCACTGAAACATACACCCTACATCGACCGCATATCACTCTATTTGGCACCTTTAGGCGGAAGCACTATTGTTTCACTCCGCTGCGTGACGCTTTGTAGACATAATGTTCTCGCCATCCTGCAACGACTCATCTCTTGATTTACATCCAAATCTTTTAAATACTCAACGTCGCCATCACTCAACTCACCATTATGGACCATGTGATACCACAACGAATGCTGCAACGACGCAATGTCCTGTCTGATCCCATATATTTCGTTAATCACTTCTGGCTCGGTCGTTGTGAACGTGCATGATGTGAGGAGCATGAATATGATTTTAATCATCGGTCGCCCCTTCGTAGCCTTCTTTAAATCCTAATACCAAACATGCACCTAATAGATAGAGTCGGCCTACCGCATTGCCGATGCGCTTACCGATGCTGCGAAGTTCCATCGCGGCTTCCTTCGATACGGTCGTTGTTGTTGGTCTACGCGCTTGCTTCATCTCGCCTCTTAACTGGAGCTGTCTTTCGTGCTGTCTTCATCTCTGACTCGGTAAACTCACCACGCTTAAATACCATAAACGATGTGTTGTCGAGATAGTAACTAGATTGTTGCGCCTCTGGAAATGCTCGTACTCCGAACAACCAATGCAACTTGACCATTCCATCTTTAAAACCCAACACTTCAAAACAATGAGTGTCTGTGTGGTCCTGATCAAACGACAATTTCACGTACCTACTCAAACACTCCACCTCCACCCTGTATCATTTCAATTAGGGCTGCGTCTGTTTCACTGGTCGCCTGTATCTTGTTACCGCCAAGCTGGATGCTTGACTTTCTAAAATCACCACGCGGACCAACTGATCCTGGTGTGCCGTCTTTATTTAATGGAACGTCCGGTGCTGCCGGACCTGATTGGTTTGGATCTCCTGATAGGATGCCCTTCTTGAACGCGGTAATCATCTGTTGGTCGGTTGATTGACTGAGCTGTTCATCCCAACCACCGTGTACGCCTGGGTTCGGTCCTAGTGCTTCCTCACCCTTCTGCAACTCATAAGCATGCTGACCTTGATCGACGTATTGATTGAACGCCTGATTGATCTCCTGCTCTTGAGCTTTCGCTATAGCTAATTGCTCCCCATCTGCATGGTGATGCAATAGATTGTTATATCGTGCGACCATTGGATTGCCATGAGCGTTTGCACCAAAGTTAAATAACACGCCACCTGGACCTGATTTAACTAACGGGTTCACCGCACGTAATGGCTGTGCTCTCACCTGTTGTGGGGTCGGTGGCGGATGCTGTTGCTTTTCCTGAATTGACTTTACTAGGTCGCCTAAAATATCCATCTGTTCTCCAATTTCGACGTCGAAATTACTTCGGTTGCTGTCGCTCACGCTCTAAGTCAATACGGTCGAATATCTGCTCGATGCCGTTTAGCATCTGTTGGATCTGTGGCAACCTGGGATCTGGCCGACGTGCCGATGGATCGCCAAGCCTGTTCTTGGCTTCGCTCCATACTGTATCCAATGCTGCCTGTAGTGGGGTTTTTGCTGCTTGCGCTTGTGTCATGGTCAAATTTCCTTATTCCGTTTACTTATCTTACGCACCCGCTTTAATTAGATCGTCGAGCGCACTGTCTACAGACTTAAAATGGTCGCCCCTTCTAGCCATCATCTCAACTTTCGCTGCTCTGTTTTTATCAGTCACCTCTCGTTGCGCTGACAACTCATCACCCCTTGATGGTCCTTCTTTTAAGTTGTGCTTTTCAACATGAGCTTTGACTTGACCTTGAGCTAAACTAAGCCCTCGCAACTTATCGCTATGATCTCCCGCTATATTCCGGTGGGCTTCTGCGGTTTTTGTTTTTCTTCCGAATTCTAGTGATCGTGAAAGATGCAATGCATGAGCGTCTGTATGGTCTTCCTTTGAAAACCCTGCATGGTCATTGCCACCTGCATAGATCGGCTTACCGCTTCGAGTGTGACCAATGACATTGCCACCCTTTGATCCTTCACCACCGCCCTTAATTAGATCGTCGAGAGTTCCGCTTACCGACTTCTCTGTATCTCTTTTAAACTTGGCTTTTGCTGACCACTTATTCTCAAAGTCATGTTTGCCAGCCGACCACTCATCCGCGTCTTTTTTCGCTTGAGCCGCTTGCCCCTTGTCGTAGTGATGTGTACCTGCGTCGTGATAGCGACCTACATTGTCTGTCCCCTCATGAAACCTCACTCCAGTAGTGCCATCGCCATGATTTGTAAATGTAGAGCTACGTTTACTACCATATACAGGATTGCCTGAAGCTGTGTGGCCCACTATGTTACCGCCACGGCTGCCCTCACCACCTGCCTTAGCAATACAACTACATCGATCATCTCTGCGACCGCACCCATTACAGCGATAATCCTCTGCGTGAGACTTATAAACTAGATACTGAGTTTTCTGCGGCACCCTGATGATGTACTGCATTACTTTACCTTTCACTGTGATTGCCATGTAGTTCGATTTCTCTCTCTAAATACCATTTAGCCTTGTTTAGATCCTCTAATAGTTTTTCAGGGTCTTTCCTACCAGCCCTGGCAACGTACTTAACCGTGTTGCCAAGATTGAACGTCAACTTCCAATCCTCAATCACGTCAATCACCTCGTACTTGCCTACGTTGTAGTGCTTTGGATGATCGACCATGCTTCCGTTCATTAATGCCATCCTAATCGGCTATCTTTAATTTAGGTTTATACTCGCCACACCACCAAATGCTGCGAGTCGGTGGAAAACCACTTACAGGCTTCGAACCGTCAGCTGCAAATATAATTGGTGGCTTCTTTACACACGAAC